AATGGCGCGGGCCATGTTGTCTACGAAATGGAAGGTGGAAATATCCCCTTCCCGCTGGCGGGCCATGATGGCCTTGCCGCTGGTTTCGTTCGAACGCGCACCCAAAGATGCATCGTACATGCCGACAATGGCCTTGATGTCGTCCGAGGCGTTCAATGCCTCCTGCAAAGCTCCTGCGGCTGGTCCCGTGTCGAGCCGCTGGCGCTGCGGCGGTGGCTGGCCTGCAATCGGGTCATACTCAAGGAATGCATGGCTTTTCGTGTTGGCCGTCTGCCAGCGGGCAATGTCGCTGTCGAATGCCCCTTTTGGCCCAATGAACGGCACCTTGGGAGCCAGCGCGATGAGTTCCGCACCCGTTGTGCGCCAGTAGTTGAACGTCCTCTGTGCATCCTTGGCGTTGTGTATCAGGGAGCGGAAATAGCGCTTGCCCTGCACGTCGAATTCATCGCCATAGACAGGAACGATGGGAATGTAGCGCCCCGGCCAATCCTTGCTTTCGAGGATTTCCGCACCGGACATGAAATGCTGCGTGACCTTGTGCGATTTGGTCTTGCGCTCGCCATGAGGCTGCAAGATGCCCGCCTCCAGAAGCGCAATCAGGTCAGGGTCAGTCTCAAGCTGTTCCTTGCTGAATATCTGGCCGTCCTGCATGCGGACGATGGTGCGTTCGACTTCCTCACGCTTCCAGTATTCAGCGACCAGAACATCGTTTTCAACGCGCCACGGTTCGCCCGCCGATGCCCACCCGGTATCGTCCCAATCAACTCGGGCCTTGTCGCCCCATTGGGCTTCGAACTGCTCTTTCGTGAGCCGATCAACAACGAATGCGGCGTTCCAGTCGGATGAATCGGCCTCGGTGGAATTCGGATCGCCGTAGACCGAGAACGGGTTGATGACGCGCTTGATCTGGATATCCATGTCGAAGCTGTCATCGAAGGCGTAATCCAGCCCGACGCGCCAATAGCCGAAGCCAGCAGTTACCGCGCATTCCACGCCGGTATCGTAGGCAACGTCAGCCGATGAGGTGTATTCGATATTGCGGATCAGCCCGTTGATGACATCGGCTGTCTCTGGATCAGCGCCACTGTCGGCAGGATGAACCTTGATCGCCGGCTTGTTCTGTCGTGCGTCGTTCACAACCTGGCGGATGAAGGCAGGCAGCTTGTTGATGGTGAGGCACGGACGCCCCTCCTTCTCGCGCTGCTTCATGACCGCTTCCGGCCACTGCTCACCTAGACGAGCAAAGCGCACGTCATCGATTGCAGTCTGCCGGTTGTGATCGGATGCGTCGGATGCCTCGCTAAAGGCGTCCTTGGCTTCCTTGAGAAGATCATCGTCAGCCATTACGCCATCCAGCTTCCAGCGCCGTACGTGACAGCGGGGCGAGGTACAGGTTTTGTCGGCGGTTCGTACGCCACGCACATCAGGCCGAAGGCATCGGCGCCGTGGCTTGACCAGTCGTGTTCCGGGCCAAGTCCGATGTTGCGCGTCTCGTCGATTTTCTCGTGATACCAGCCGATTGCGTCGATGCCGCCCGAACACTTCGAGAGGTTGAACCAGATGGACGGGAACAGCTTGCGCGCTGCTTCAACGCGCTTCATCGCAGCGCCCTTGCCCTGATTGGGTATCGTCCTTACCGGGAAGCCTGCGGCCTTGATGTGGTCTTCAAACCGGATCGCTGTGATTGCATCCTCTTTCGCCCCATCATGGGGAAGGACGCATTCAGCGCCGGCATAGCCATTCGCCCGCAGCCACTCCAGATGCGTTGCCAGCGGTTGCCCGACAGCTTCGTAGTAATCCAGCACCCTGATTTCACGGCCGATGAACTGCGCAATCCATATCGCGGTGGCGTCCCTTATGCCGATGTCCCAGAATGCCTTGATGGGCATGTTCGGATCGCGGGCCACATTGCCCACTCGACCCTCTTGCCTTGCGATGGTGAGAGCATGTGCAAAATAGGCACCGCTGAGAACCGTCGCATACCCGCCTTCCCAGATATGATCGTATTGATCTGGCGTCTTGTGCAGGCAGTCTTGCCGTTCCTGCTCCAGAACGCTCGGGAACCAAGGATTGTCAGACCAGTTGGCCCGAATAACCTTTGCGCCTGTCGGGATGGCATCACTGCGCAGCATCACATCGACCGCATCGCTCTTGCGGAGCGGATTCCAACTCCACCACATTTCGCTGCTTAAGCCGCGTTGCCTGTCTTCCCACCGGATAGTCGGGCGAACCAAGCCAATCGAACGCGAACTGATGCCGTGGGCTTCTTCACCCCAGAACCGATGAAACCCTTCCAGTGACTTGATCGAGTCTGCCGTGTGATCCTGTAGGCCCTGGAAGATCAACAGCCCGTCGCCGGGCGTCTCGATCTTGTCGTTGAAGACCTTGAAGCCATCAGCTTCGCCAAGCCCGAATTTGGCCAGCTTGCTTTCGATCAGGTATTTAGCGCTGTCCTTAAGCGACTTCTGGATTTCGCGGGCGCATATGCCACGCATGCCCTCGCCGGCTTCACCCGGGAAGCGCAAGGCATCTTCCACCATCAGTTCGCCGAAGAAATGAGACTTCCCTGATCCGCGCCCGCCATAAGCTCCCTTGTCACGTGCGGGCTCTAGGAGAGGTAGGAATACCTCAGCCGTCTCGATCAGCAGCCCGGACAATGATGCGCTCTATCTTGTGGACGACTGGATTATCAGGGTCGCCGCCAATCGTGTGTTCCTGCTTATCGGCCTGCCTGAGATACTGCTTGCCCAGCCAGATCAGCATGGTGGCATTGCCGTCATTGGCCGATTTGAACTGGCGGCGGCGAAGCGATGCAAGGCCCTCGCCCTGTCCATCCCGTATTGCGTCGGCCACGGACGCATTGTCCGCCTTGAATTTAAGCCATGTCGGCTCTGTCACGCCCATGACGGCGGCGCATTCGCGCGTGGTGGCCTGGATGTTGCCAAGGCCCTTGACGATGGCCAGCGTCTTTTCGTCGGCGGTCAGCTTGTTAGGGCGACCTCCCTTGTTCTTTGGAGGAGCCATTACGTGGCCTCCACCTTCTGACGCTTGGCCTCGACCGCAGCATAATAGCTGTCGTGGCCATCCTTGGTCGGATCGTAGCGGGCGTCACCCACTTCATCGAATGTGCGGCCATCGCCTTCCAGCGCGGCCTGTTGTCCTGTGAAGTCTTGCCAACGCTTGACCGCCACGTCGACATAGGCCGGGCTCAACTCGATGGCGTAGATATGCCGCCCTGTCATTTCGCCTGCGATGATAGTGGTGCCGGAGCCACTGAACGGCTCATAAACAGCTTGGCCTGGGCTGCTGTTGTTCTCGATGGGGCGCTTCATGCACTCGACTGGCTTTTGAGTGCTGTGCCCGGTTTCGGACTTCTTGGGCTTGTCGATCTGCCAGAGCGTTGTCTGTTTGCGGTCGCCTGACCAGTGGCCGGTGCCTTTCGCGCGGACAGCGTACCAGCAGGGCTCGTGCTGACTGTGGTAATGTCCACGCCCCATAACTAACTGCGACTTCGCCCAGACGATCAATGCCCGCATCTCAAATGCGTTAACTTCTAGACTTTCCGCAACCTTTGGCGAGAAACGGTCGGCGTGCCAGACGTAAGCGACATCGCCGGGGAACAAAGCCCAGGCTTCCCGCCAGTCGGCCCGGTCGTCGTTTAGCACCTTGCCAACGGCGGCCCCCGCCGAGCCCACGCCAGCCTTCCCGCGCCACCCGGCGTCATACTCCACCCCATAGGGAGGGTCCGTGACCATCAGGTGCGGCTCTACGCCGTTCAGAACCTTGGCAACCGTGTCGGCGTCAGTGCTGTCGCCGCAGACGATGCGATGCTTCCCGAGCAACCACACGTCGCCCAGAACCGTCACCGGGTTAACCGGCGCGTCCGGCACATCGTCGGGATCAGTCAGGCCCTCGGTCTTGTCGGCCAGCAGCATCGAAAGCTCATCGCCGCCGAAGCCGGTCAATTCGAGGTCAAACCCTTCCTCGCCCAGCGCCCGCAACTCATCGGCCAGGATTGCATC